CAGGTTTTTCGCCCAGCGTGCGGTGATAGACGTAGCCAAGGGCGAGCGCAATTATCTGGTGGTGCGCAACGTCAACAAGTCGAACCGTATTTCCACCTTCAACGAAATCTGCAAGACCATCGTCGCAATGAAAATGAGCCAGATATATGACATTAAGGAAACGGATTTAACCATTACCTGCAAGGCGGGCGGGCGGCAGTTCCTTTTCGGCGGGCTGGACGATACGGAAAAGCTGAAGTCCCTGACCCCAAAGGTCGGTGTCATTACGGATGTTCTGGTAGAGGAAGCGACGGAGACGCAGGAGGCGGACGTTGACCAGCTCTACATCCTGGCTGAGCTGCTGAACCGCTTCTGGTTCGCCCCCTCGGCGGCGCTGTCGGCGGAGATCCGTCAGCACCGGCTGGCGTTCGGGCTGACGCCGATCGACAGGCGGCGGCTACAGTGGGAGGTCGAGCGGGTCGAGCAGGCGAGCCGGAGGCAGCAGGCCGCACCGCTGCCGCTCGTGCCTGCCGAGGATCCGCGTCGGCTGCTGAGCGTGGTCTCATGACGACACTGGTAGTGCCCGCACTCGATGAGGTGCCCTATCCGACTCTCGGACCGCTGGTCTGCGCCTGGATCGAGAGCTATCTCGTGTTCGGCCCGGGCGATCTCCGCGGCCAGCCGGCTCGCCTCGATCCGGAGAAGCGTGCCCTCCTGTACCGGGCCTACGAGGTCTTCCCGCCAGGCCATCCCCAGGCCGGACGCCGGCGGTTCAAGCGGGGGGGCTTGAGTTTACGAAAGGGCTCGGCGAAGACCGAACTCGCTGCCTGGATCGCCGCCTGCGAGCTGCACCCGGACGCGCCGGTCAGGTGCGCGGGCTTCGACGCTCAGGGCCAGCCGATCGGTGCGGGAGTGACCGATCCCTACATCGCGATGATTGCCTACACCGAGGAACAGACTGAGGAGCTCGCCTACGGTGCCCTGAAGGCCATTCTCGAGTACTCGCCGCTGGCCTCCGACTTCGACATCGGGCTCGAGCGGATCATGCGAATCGGCGGCGATGGGAAGGCGGTGGCCCTCTCGTCCGCTCCCGATGCCAGGGACGGCGCGCGGACGACGTTCAACCACTTCGACGAGACCGGCCGCTTCACGCTCCCGCGCCTCAAGGAAGCCCACCGAACGATGCTCGCCAACATCCCGAAACGCAAGTTGGCCGACGCCTGGAGCCTGGAGACGACGACGGCGCCGGCACCCGGCGAGGGGAGCGTCGCCGAGGACACGATGGACTACGCCGCCCAAGTCGCCGCCGGGAAGATCAAGGAGGCCAGCTTCTTCTTCTTCCACCGGCAGGCATCGGACAAACACGACCTATCCACACCCGAGGGCATCCGTGCTGCCGTGCTCGAAGCCTCTGGTCCGGTGGCCGAGTGGTCGGACATCGACGGCATCGTCGAGCAATGGCGCGACCCGACGGCGGACCGGAGTTACCTCGAGCGTGTCTGGCTCAATCGTCTGGTCCGCTCCTCGGAGCGAGCCTTCGACGCCGTGCGCTGGGGCGAGTTGGCAAAGCCGGGTCACACAGTCCCCGACGGGGCGCTCATCACGCTGGGATTCGACGGCGCCCGCTACCAGGACGCGACCGCCCTCGTCGGCACCGAGGTCGCGACCGGATACCAGTGGCCTGTCGGCATCTGGGAGCGACCGCTGAATGTCGAGACGTGGGAGGTGCCGCAGCACGAGGTCGTTGCCGCGATCGCCGACGCCTTCGCCCGCTGGGACGTCTGGCGGCTGTACGCCGACCCGCCCTACTGGGAGACACAGGTCGCCGAGTGGGCCGGCGAGTACGGCTCGGAGCGCGTGCTGGCCTGGCGGACGAATCGGATGGTGCCGATGGCCTACGCGATCAAGAGCTATGCCAACGCGATCCAGGCAGGCGAGCTAAGCCACGACGGGAACAAGCAGTTCGCCGCGCACATCGGCAACGCCTGTCGGCGGGCGCTGACGTTGCGTGACGACCAGGGCGAGCGGCTCTGGGGGATCTACAAGGAGAGGCCGGACAGCCCGCAGAAGATCGACGCGGCGGTTGCGGCAGTCCTGAGCTGGAAGCGCGACGGGATGCGCTCGCGGCGGGAATGGCGAACGGGCGGGCCAGCGTCTACGATGAGAGAGGACTTCTGAGTGTCGGATGAGCACTGACATTGAGCTCGAGACCTGGCGCTGTCCGCGGTGTGGCCGGATCCTCGCTCGGGTGGCCCTGGGAGCCGGAAGTCGAGTCGAAGTCAAGTGCCATAGCTGCAACGCACTGTCGACGCTGCGGGCGACGGAGCCCAAGCAACGGCCACGGCTAGGTCGCCAGTCGGCATCCGTTGCTTGACAAGAGGGCTGGCAGGCGATACGATAGGCTCAACTGAATAGCCAAAGACCCTGAGAGGTCCGAGCGAAGGCCCTGGAGGCCCACCGTTCGGGCCTTTTCTGTTGCGAAGGCTGGCAATCAGGGAGGGACGTGCCTAAGCGGGCTTGGGTCGCGGAGGTCCTGGTCGCGGTTGGTGGTGTGATCGTCGCCGCCGGCGTTGGCCTGATCTACTTGCCGGCTGGGGTGGTGGCCCTCGGAATCCTGGTCGTCGCGCTCGGAGTGACGAGGGAGATGCGCTGATGGGACTTGCCACCGTGCTGGCCCGTGGCGTCGAGCGGCGCTTGCAGACCATCTCCGACCTCGACGCCTACATGGAGGCTCGCGCGTCAGGTGGGTTCGGACTCAGCGCCGCCGGCCAGAACGTGACGATCGAGTCCGCCCTCCGATACAGCACCGTCTGGGCGTGCGTCCGCGCCATCGCCGAAACGGTGGCCTCCCTGCCTTGCATCACCTACCGGCGACGACCTGACGGCGGCAAGGAGCGCGCGACCGAGCACCGTCTCTATGAGCTGCTGCACGACCAGCCGAATGCCGAGCAGACCGCGATGGACTACTGGGAGACGGTGATGGTCCACCTGCTCACCTGGGGTAACCACTACAGCCAGGTCGAGCGCGACGACTACGGGACGCGGGCGCTCTGGCCTCTCGACCCCTCGCGCGTGAGCCTGGCGCGGGATGGGGCCGGCCGACTGATCTACAACTACCGCAAGCGCGACGGGACGATGCAGGACCCGCCATTCGCTTTCGCGGACATCTTCCATGTCCACGGGCTGAGCTGGAATGGGACTCTCGGGCTCTCGGTGATCGGCTACGCCCGGGAGACGATCGGGCTCGGGCTCTCCCTCGACGACTTCGCGGCACGCTACTTCGGCCAGGGCACCCACGCCAGTGGAGTGCTCCAGCATCCCGGCAAGCTCTCCGACCCGGGGCACAAGCGCCTGATCGAGGACTGGAAAGAGGCACACGCCGGCCCGGTGAATGCGCACAAGGCGATCGTGCTCGAAGAGGGCATGACCTGGGCCGCGACGTCGATCCCGCCCGACGACAGCCAGTTTCTCCAGTCGCGCCAGTGGCAGGCCGAGGAGATCGCCCGCTGGTACCGGGTGCCCCAGCACAAGATCGGGCTGCTCAACCGCGCGACCAACAACAACATCGAGCAGCAAGCCATCGAGTTCGTGACCGACTGCATCCGCCCCTGGCTGGTGCGACTCGAGAAGTCCATCCGCCGCGACGTGATCCAGATCGGCGACGGCAAGCGGACCCTCTTCGTCGAGTTCTTGGTCGACGGGCTCCTCCGCGGCGACCTGGCATCGCGCTACGCCGCCTTCGCGACCGCCCGCCAGAACGGCTGGATGAGCGCCGACGACATCCGGCTGATCGAGAACCAGAACCCGCTCCCGAACGGCGAGGGCAAGGTCTACTGGATGCCGGTCAACATGCAGAACGCCGAGGCTGGGCTGAAGCCGCCAGCACCGGCGCCACCGCCGGCGCAGCCGGCCCAACCAGCCCAGCCGGCCGGAGATCAGCAGTTGCAGCCAGCCACGGCGCCGGGTTCCAACGGGACCGGCCAGGGAGGATAGACGATGGGCGCGATGGCGACGCAGGTTCGCTCGGCGATAGCCGTTCACCACACCGACACGACTGATGAGTCCTGGGACTCCGGCCTGATGGTCAAGCAGATGGGCGACGAACCTGGCGAGGCGAACCTACGCCTGATGCACGCCTGGGTTGATCCCGATGGCGATCCCGCGACCAAGGCCGCCTACAAGTTCCCGCACCACATGTGCTCGATGGACGGCAGTGTCGGCGCGGCCAACATGACCGCCTGCTCGTCCGGCATCGGGGTGCTCAACGGCGGCCGCGGTGGCACGACGATCCCCGAGACCGACCATCCGGCCGTCTGGCGGCACCTGGCGGCGCATCTGCGCGATGGTGACCAGGAGCCACCCGCTCTCAGGGCCGCGCGCGGCTACACCCAGCGATCGTTCGCGGTGACCGAGGTTCGCCTATCTGACGCCGGGGCCGTAGACCCTCTGATCGAGGGGTACGTTGTCCCATTCGACGTGCCGGCCCTGATCCATGGGTTCTTCGGTAGCTTCCGTGAGACGGTTGCCCCAGGGGCTTTCAAGAAGACGGTCCGAGAGAACGACATCCGTGCTCTGTTCAACCACAACCCGGATTGGATTCTCGGGCGCAACAGAGCCGGAACGCTGACCTTGGGAGAAGATAGCCGCGGACTGGCGTTCACGATTAAGCCGCCGGATACCAGCTATGCACGCGACCTGATCGAGTCGATGCGCCGTGGTGACATCACGGAGATGTCGTTCGGATTCGAGGCGATCAAGGATCAGTGGACCTTTAGCCGCTCCGAGGAACCCGACGACCGACGGCTGCTCGAGGTGCGCCTCTGGGATGTGAGTCCTGTCACCTTCCCAGCCTACCCACAGACGGAAGCTTACGTCCGGTCTGCCATCGCGGCCTTGCAGTGTTATGTGACTCCGCCCGAGCCGACCCCACGGGGCCACTCGGAGTCCACCCGCCGCGAGCCGCCGACCCCTCGGCACTCGCTAGAGCAGCTTCGCAGCCGCCTCGCGGCACTGCCTGACCAGGAGGCACCTCGCAACGCCGAGCCGGCTAGGGTTCCTAGCCACTCGCTCGCCGAGTACCGTGCCTGGCTGAGTCGCGTCGAGCAATTCAGCTAGAGTGGTCGTTACCAGACCACAAG